CGCTGGCGAAGGCGGCATGGGCGCTGGCAATTCGCCGCCCGCCCCTCGGGCCAACCATTCCTCATGCGTTGGCTGTCGATATTTCTTACCTGGCGGGGGCATGGGCGCTGGCGAAGGCGGCATGGGCGCTGGCAATTCGCCGCCCGCCCCTCGGGCCAACCATTCCTCATGCGTTGGCTGTCGATATTTCTTACCTGGCGGGGGCGGGGGCATAGCACCAGGCCCATACCAAGGAATTTCTTCCGCCTCTCCCTCTCCAGCAAACGCCTTTTTAGCCATAATACCTAGCCCGGCAATGGTCGCCGCTGCTATGCCCAGGCCAATTGCCATCTTTGCCCAGCCAGCAGGCCCCATGAGGCCATGCAACGTGACCAAGGCGGCAATCAAAGCGATGACCTTGGGTATTATAAGCACCATAGCTCCACCAATAAGTGTCAAGCCCGCTGCTACTGCGCCCCACTTTATCCATTCAGGGTGTTCAGCAAGCCACTCAATTGCTGGCTTTAACTTCTCGGTCAGCGCTGTAATAAGCTCTGTAATCTTGGGCATGACTACCATGGCTATAGAATTGCTGATGCCAGTAAACGCCCCTTTAAGTCTTGTCTTGGCGTCCTCAAAGGCCTCGGCGGCTGCTGCTGATTCCTCGCTAAATACTAGGTTAAGGGCATGTGCTTCTTCCCGCATAGCTACGATTGCCTCTTTACCATCTTGTAACATAGGCAATAGGTTAGTGCCCGCTCTACCAAACACGTCCTGCGCTATTGCCACTTTCAAGGTATGGTCTTCAAGGTCAGCCATCGCCTCGGCAATTGTCCAAAACTGTTCTTCAGGTTTTTTCGCCTTTAGTTCATCAACGTTTAGCCCTAGCTTCTCAAAGACACGCACATAGGTTTCTAACCCATCACCAGCATCCACGATAGTTTTGCTCATTTTCTTGGTGGCTTTTTCAATGTCACCTAGTTGAGCACCACTTAACTCGGCGGCATGGCGCAGTTCCGATAATGCCTCTGTGCCAAAGCCCGTGCGCTTTGCCATTTTGGCAACCTCATCGCCTGCCTTTGCATAGCTATTGACCATCTTGCCCATTACGCCTACAAGGGCAACACCTACGAGGGTCATAGCCATACCTGCCTTCTTAAAGGTAGCAGACATATTTTTTGATGACTTGCCTATTTTTGCCATCTGTGGTGAGGCTTTGTCTTCAGCTTTTATTCTAACCTTAACGTCGTCTGCCACTATTTGCTCCTCTTCTTGATGCTGCCTCGGCGTCCTGTGTCGCTATTTGGTCGGATATCTCAAGCATCCGTGCCATCTTAAGTATGTCCGCCCCCTCTGCCCTTAATTGCGATGGTAGGCAGTTAAACATACGGCACAGTTGTCCCTCTATCAATAGCACTGGCGGCGGCCCGCCTTTTAGCAAGGCCATTATGACTCGCCGCTGCTCACTAAAGGGAGGCCTACAATAACCTCCTGTACCTTGTCCGCTAATCCTACAACAAGGTCTATCGGCAACTGCTTCAGGCCGTTCATGCTGGCAGGTATGTCTTTGCCCTTGTCATCAACAAAATTCCAAGCTATTATTACAAGCAATAACATGTCAAAAATAGCGGGCATAATCACCTGAAAATTCTCAGGCTCCTCTGCCTGGGCAGTTTGGAACGTTGTTATGCTATCTATCAATAAGCCAACAGGTGGATTGCTACGTATGTCAATCCACCAGCCCTCGTAGTCGCCCTCCAGCTCCAGCCGCACTTTTTTGATTGGCATTGTACGTTTTGGCATATCGCTCCTTAATATGTGTCTACAGTTGCCCCATTGCTAAACCTGAATGGAACCCCGGTCAATCGTATCATATCACCTATGACAATCTCCATAGGTAAATCTTCCATCCAAACGTTTCCTGTTATTTTGGGCATGTCAACGGCAGGCGTTGTTCCTATGGGGCCGATTATGCATGCTTGTGCGGCACCCGAACCTCGAAGGGCTACTAGCACGTCCCAAAGCGACGCTACTACAGACTCAAATAGAAAATCCACTGTGAAAGTCTCATCCAGCAATTCGTCTGATGCCCATGTATGCCCGGCAGCACCCATAGCAGTCACATCCACTAATCCATGCCCTTTCAGGTTCATGTGTATAGCAGTCACATAGGCCGATACATCTGTCGAAATGAGTGTAAGATGTGCATCGTTTCCCGGTTTCGCTCCCATTTTTAAGTTCCTCCTTAATAAGTTTCCAGCTTAACTAACTTAACTGGTACTACTATCGCCTGAAGATGGGGCGGAGCGGCCAAGCTATCCGATATCTCCACCCTATCCTCTAAAAAATGTGAATACCCATAGGTAGCCTCCCCTTCTTGTAATAATTCTATCAGCGCCCTAGCATAGCGGCATAGCTTCTTGAACCGTCGCTGCTCGTCAGGGTCGCCTACAAACACGATAAAGTCAAGAGAAATTGTCACCAATAAATTGACTTGGCGCTGCTCCGTCGCCTCATAGCCATCGCCGTGTACACAAATGGATGGATATGCGGGTATTGCCTGTGGCAAATTACCCATGTACCAAGCTACAATATCATCCAGCTCAAAATCACTATATTCCCCGTCCAACTGATTTAATTTTGCCGCAATGTTGTCCGACAAAAAGCTCTGTGTAGCAGTAACAGCGTTCTCTAATAATAATAAGGCCAAGGATGCATCTTCCCTATCATAATAAAATGGATATGTGTACGGGTATGGCATTTCACTCTACACCTCTCTCAATTAAACCATCGTCCTATATGGTTGCCCGGCGGCTGGCTGCATGCGCTTCCTTGCCTGCGTCACCAAGTACTTTTGAAGTATTTTCATCCAGTCCCTTTTGTCCTGCTCGGTCAATTGTATTAAGGGCCTGGCGACCACACCTATGCCCTTCTGATGAAATATAGCATGAGGTAGGCCAGTACCTAAAGTCAGGTCAAGCGGGTGGATTTCCACTATAGCGCCGCTAGCGCCCTTTGTAAGCGAGTCCCGAAGTGCCCCACTTCGTACCATTATAGTCATCGGGTAGCCGCCTCGCTCCTTGCGTGCTATGGTGCTCTCCCGCAACGCTGCCCAGCCTCCAGAGCCGTAGCCCCCTTGACTGCCAAACTGCTTTTCCTCAATCTTCTTAAAGCTGGCAGCTATTTCCTTAAACGGCTTTCGCAAGTCCTTAACATCATCGGCAAAGCGCTCGATGCCTCTGGAAAGCTGTACGTCACCAGCAACTTGAAACTGTAGCTTAATCAATTGATATCTCCCGCCTGACTAGTTTTATAGCTTCCTCGTATGTCCATGATTCAATGTAACTGCCCTCATCAGGATATGCTGGGTCAAAAGGTGTACTAATTATACAGTTGCCGTCATTTTCAAATACAGCATAAAGGCCAGCTATATCGTCAGCCGCCCAACAGAACCTTGAAATATCGTTGCCTGTGGCTACCTCGATAACCTTATAATCCCTATAGTCACTATTGACACCAACAAGAACTTCCAAGTCAAAACTCCTTGTTCTTACGGAACTTGGGTGTCCGCCAAGAGTAATCTTCAGTCGGCTCCGTTACCGGGTGTTCCGTCCAAAAGCTGGAGGGGTCGTCACTCTGGATAGCGGCGGGTAAATCGCCCTTCTGTAAAAAGCTCATAGCCTGTTGGTATAATTTCCACAGCCTATCGCCTTGTGGCGATTGACCCATACCAACTGCCTCAGGGAACATGCCCATCTCAGCCAGAGCGGCGGCCCCATAAGCATTTACTTGCTTGAGCCAGGTTACAAAGGCCGTTGGCGTTGTTACTGGGGTCGTGAGCCCTCGCCCCTTTAGCACAGTGTCAATAGCCCCAGCAATGTTATCAACATGCTCTTCCACCTGCGCCGTTGTGGGCACGCTGCTAGTGCTATAGGTACGCTGTGGGTTCAAGGCTCGTATATCATCTATGTCGCAGTATGCCATTAGTCCTCCCTAGATTCTGTCACAGGCTCATTGGCTACAGCCTTTGCCTTGTGCTCTCGCTTGGCTGGGCGCTCAACAGAAGCCGTCAGCCCCTTTGCCTGATAGCGCATAGTATCCATTACCTCGCCCGCCGATGCCACCTCAAGCAGTCTTACGTCCCCCGTTTCCAGCTCCATTGTCCCGGTAATCGTTACCTGTACCTTCATTTTGTTCCTCCCTTATATTTTTATCTTTACTAAAGGGCTCTAGTATGAGGCGGAGTGGCTTAATCTCCGCCCCATCTTACAACCTGTTAGTTGTTTGACTCTCGGCTTATTCGTCCACTATCTTGATTGCCGTGCGTGGGTCGCCATAGCCCACGATAAAGCGGTCATCCACCCCGTACAGGAAGGTCTTGTTCTTGAACACGTGGTCCGAAGTGGGGCTATCCAGTGATACAAACTCGGCGTCTTTCCTTAACTGAAGTATCATCGGCTTTACCTCTGCCCTGGTACAAAGCACGTACCAGTCCAGCACGTCCGCATTAATCCAGGGGCTAGCAAATACCCTACTGGGTGAAAAGATGCCAGCCTCAGGGCGTGTGGTACCCGCTACCCCCGGCAGTAGTGCGTTCTGAATGGGTATCAGCATTGAGGGCGCACAAACTATGGTATCGGGTATCAGCCCCATCGCTACGCCGTTCTCATCCGCATATAAGGCCATTGCGGCAAAGGCGGCGGCCAGGCCCGCTCGTATCTCGGAGGCACCGCCAGAATAGGCACCATTCACCAGATTATCGATGATGCCACTGCCGCCGATTTCACGGGTAGCATAGAACATGGCGTCGCCGTCGTAGGCGTTCCCGTTATCGTCCATCGCCGAAATAACTCGCTCGTTCATGTGGCGAATGGCCCGGCGGGCAAGACCCCGTATCCTGGGTGCTATCAGACCGTACTTGTCGTCCTCGTACGTGTCCTTATCAACCTCAATGGTGCCCTCGTAGTGCTTATTGGTCAGCGTGTAGTCGTAAGCAGCCAGTGCCTTGTATACCCTCTGGTCTGTCCACTCGCGCATAGCCGGGTTAGCACCCATCCAGCCGTAGCTTTCCTTGTCAGAGGTTGAGCGAAAGATAGTGGCAATCTCGTTAAAGAGCTGGAATTCTGCGAAGGCCTCGTCCAGCGCCTCTTGAAAGATAGCACGGAAGCCAGTCATCAAGCCTGCTAGAAAATCTGTTGTTACTATAGCCAACTTGTTTGCTCCTTTCTTTGTATTTTATTGGGTAGGAAGGTGCTCCAGAACGAACATCTCGTAAAGGGGCTTGAGGGAAAAATCAAGCTTCCCAGCCTCGTTCAGTTTGTTAAGGGCCGTGACAATTACTTGAAGCACTTCGTCGCCAAAGGTTGCCGTTATGATTTGGTCAGGTGCCTCCGTGTTCCAAGTAACCATGCTTCCCTCCTGCATAACCCCCAGGCGCTCCATCTCAGCCTCACTCATGATGGCGTTAATGGTACTTTCTATCAGCACAAGCGTCGGATAATCACCACCCAAAGTGTACAGAAAGCCCCTCACTAAAAGTCGCTCCTCCATGTTCAATGCTCGTTCCATTTGCCCCTCCTTATTATAGAATTAGTTAAAGCCCAATCCTTAAAGGCTTGAAGCTTAAGAAGAAGTTACGGTCTCCATGCCAGCAGCTGTAGAGAACCGAAGCTTATCCTGGTCAGTATCGTACCACAGTTGACCTTCTGTTGGTTGGGCGATTGAGGTTATTCTTTGAGGCAACTGTAGGCGGCCAGTGTGGCTAGCACCAAAGTCAAGGCTTCCAGTAGTTCGTATAATGTAAGCGGTACTGCACACTCCGTTTGCCGTTACGTTCCAGCCCTTACCACCAACATTCATCCTGACATGAGTACTGGCCACCAGCTCTAGCCCCCCGGCCATCCAGGAGTTGACATAGGCGCTATAGTCACTCCTCATATAAAGGGAACCAATGGATTGTACTATGCCCCAAGTATGGACGTCCAGCATCTTCGTGCCGTTAGGGGCAAGCAAAACATTATCTGCCCCGCCGACCAAGTGCCGTTGCCCGATGTCTACCCAGCCCGATGTAGCGCTAACGTACTCTACCAGGCGACCAACGGGGATATAGTAAGTGCCCCCAGTGGTGTCGTCAATGGTAGCGTCGTCCGTCCCATACATCATCTGGCCGACCATCGCTTGCGTGATACTTGTTGCGGTCAGCTTATGAACGCCTGATGTGTAAACACGGCATTTTACTACTCCATCGGTAGTGCCCAACTTCTTTTCATAAGCAACACCGACGAATCTCTTGGACGCAGCATCCGTAAGTACCTCCAGGTATCCTGTTGCGCTGATTACACATAAGGAGCCTTTGTATATCTGCTCAGACGCCGCTACTCCATATGACTGCAGCCCGCCCTCCTTACGGTCAAGGTCTACGTCTGCCGATAGGGCGCTTAAGACGCCAACAGACAGCAACATACACATCGCTATCAGCATCCCTATCCGCTTAAGCGGGCGGCGCGCGTGTCGGTTAAAGTGTATCAAATCCGTGAATATCTGTTTCACAGTTGATTGTTCTCCTTTCCTCAAGATTAGTTTCTATGGTTATACCTGGTTATTCGTTGGCCTGCGTCTCTGCCTTTTCCTTGGCCTTAATCATGGCCTCCTCGCTAACGCCCAGCAGCTTGCCAACACGCAGCTCTGTCTCCGTTAGCTTGGTAGTGCCTTCATCGGTAGTTTCCTTGCCCTTTATTTCCAGCACAGGGCCTACCACCTCGGCCACAGCGACAAAGGCTGAAAAGCCATCGGGGTCACGCAGCGCCTCTTTCAAGGCCCATGCCCTCATCTTGGGCGTTATCTTCCGCTCAGTAAGGGCCTTGCTCACTGCCTTCTCCGCATCAGCCGCACCTACCTTCCCCTCGGCTATAGTAGCCCGTTCAGTGGCGGCCACTACCTCGGTTTGAAGCTCAGAAAGTTTGCCAGCGTCCTCATCGGCCTTGGCCTTGAACAATGTAACCAACGCAGCCACATCATCTTTCTCGCCCAGCCCGAACAAGGTACGCAGTTCTTCCAAAGTCATAGTACCTGCTCCTTCAGTTAGATTTTTTTCTATGTACTCACCAACGCCTGCTACTTGGGCAGCGCTAATGAGCATACGCCTTGCCTCTACCTTGGCTGTGAGGCTTAAGTTGGTCTGGTCAAACTGTGCCAGTGCGTCCCGCAGATGCGGAAGGTCAACGTCACCATCCTTGTCTTTGAAGGGTAGATGCCGCAGTGACCTTGGCACAGTCTTGCCGTTCTCATCTTTTTCGCCCCCCGGTGCTATGTAGGCAAAGCTGCTGTCAGGTAAGTCATTGATATCGGCAGTTGTCCACTCTGCCAGTTCTGCTTCAGCCAGCTCCTCACTAAATACCATAGAAGCCAGCTCCTCGCTCAAAACAACAGGCTCCATGCCTTCTATAAATGGCCTATTGGTTAGGGCAACTGATAGAAGCGTGGGGCCTATCTTCTCATTGCTCTCTTTGTCCCGATAGTTAAGGTCAATCTCAGGGCTGATAAATCGGTACTGTTTGTTCTGTATCTGTTCAACGGCATCCGCTGTCCATTCCACAGCAGCAAACAACTTGCCATCCTCACTAAACACTGAGCGCACCCAGCCCGCCGCCTTGGCTATTACCGGGGGCTCGGCCACTGACATGTGCTCCCAGTCAACAACCATTTCAGTAGGGGCTATTGGCCGGGCGGCACTAAAATTCTGTACCATACTGTCCAAGGTGTCCTGCGTGATAGTGAACTTGCCGTAGGCAGGATGATAAAAAGTACCTGTCCTCAGCACTTGTATCTTGCTGACTTGGGCACCCTCAATTTCCTCAAGTAATAGGTTGTTGCTCATATAACGTAGCTTGACCGCTTCCTTAAGCTCATCGGGTAACGTGTCATCAAGCACCTCGCCATGCGGAATATGTCTGCCGCCCAGCTCCTTGATTTTTCCTACGACTGCCGTATGGTCTTCCTGCATAGCGCCCTTACGTCGTGTGCCGTGCCGGGCGTCAACGTACTCAGCATGTAGCCTGTTATGCGAGGCATATAGCTTACCAAGCGTATCAAGCTCATCTAGGTTTATCATTATTCCCTCCCGTGCTTCTATTTCAGCAGGCTCAAAGGTGCCACCTTCCTCCTCACAGTGCGAAAGTGCCCTTGCCTCTGACCAAGTTTCTTTATCATACCTGTATGCTTGGGTCGTGGTTGTTGTCTCACCCTCTGGCCTACCTATTATAATGGTCAGCTTGTTCTCACCTTCGCCACGTTCAATGCGGCGGAAACTTTCCTCTTGAAAGGCATCGGGGTTTTTTATGCGGCATGAATGCTCATTCGGGTACGGCATCAGCACCTCCAGCTTTTAATTGTAGCACAAACTAACTTCTTCATGCAAATTACCTTACAGCAGGCACCTCCGTCTTGAAAACAAATACACCTATGCAGCGGCATCTATCTTGTCCCTCGCACGCTTTGTAGGGTGGATTGACCTCGTCCCACTCGGCGCTTGGAAAATCGTATGTAGTCCCATCGAGTGTTTCACAGGGGCCACAGGTGCCCTCATCAAGCAAGGCACTAAAATCAACATGGTCTATTTGGTCAGCCATCTCCTGCGCTTGTTCCTGTCGTCCCAGGTTAAGTGCCTCGGCTACGCTGGTCATGGCCGCCGTCTTAAGCTCACGGTCTGATAATACAGTCAAGGTAGCTATCAAAGCGGCTCGGTCAGGTGCCCCCGCCTTAATCTGTCGCAGCGCCTCAATACCTGCTGCTGCTTGTAGCTTGGCAGCCAGTATGCCTACAATGGCCTTGGCCTTGGCCTTAATAAACTGAACCTTGCCTTCGGCGCTACCCGTTGCCACAGACTCTTGTGCCTTTAAGGTCGCACCCTGCTTCCTAGCCTCTTTCTTAACCTCATCCTTGCCATAGTCATACATCTCAAGCAGCACATCACTTAAGGCATTTTCCATCAAGTTCTGGTCAGGTACACCAATATCAGTTACCTTGGCAACGTTCCCGTCCTCAATGTGCTTGGTTAGTGTATTGACCATTGACCTAATCTGCATAGTCTGAACGGCCTGCGCCGCCTTTACAAACTCCTCCTCGGCGCTGTTTAGCTTGTCATTGATTTCATTAAAGGCTACATGCGTCTCACAACGCCGTAATGGTCGCCAAGCGCTCCACTCTGCCAGTGCTACCTTTCTACGCTCACTCGCTGTTGTTGGCGATGCTGGGCGCTTACGTATGGGCAAGTGCAGCTTGCGCCTCAACTCATCCTCAACACCCGCATCAGGTAACAACGCCCCGGCCCCGGCCAAATCTGCAATGGCCTTGGTATAGGTGCCAATATCAAAGAACTCAAGGTCACTTACTACCAGTCTAGGCGGCTTCTTAACGTCCCAATTGTAATCTACTAACTGCTTTATGCCATAGCGGTTTATGGTGCTGGCCACATTCTGTGCCACAGCCAATAGCGCCATCAAAAAGAAACCTGATTGGTCTTGTGATAGAGCATAGCTACCATACTCGCCGCCCCCCAAATTAATAAACTGGGCTAAAATGCTGCGGGTAATCTGTAGGTCATGGTGCTCAATGCTGCCTTTAATGTCATGTAGCTGCCCGGCAACACCTTTAAGGTCAAAGCCTACATCATCGGGCAAAGATATATAGGCTCGCTCATGAGCATGTAAACGCTCCCCTATCTCTTTAACCTTCTCCTTGTCGGAGTCTTTAGTGTTACTGGGATAATGAAACACGGCCAGCCCTACGCCGTGCCGCTCTGCTGCTATACCATCAATGGCATAGAGCTGATTCTTAAAGTACCAGTGCTTATAAGCAGCCCGTAAAATGGACGTGCCCTGGTAGTTGCTACCCTCCTTCTCATTGGTAAACACAAGCGCCTTTTCAATAGGTATCTCTAGTGTCGTAAAGATACTTGCTTTATACACACGTTGTTCAATGCTCTCCAAGCCACCCTCGGCATCAGTATTCCATTTATAGATTGTCTTGGGCAATCGAGGGGCAAACTTGCGCCATTTATAGAGGCCATCCTCAAGCTCCCATACCTTTTCAAATACGCTAAAGCCTGCCCATAGCATAATTAAAATATGATGAAGGAAATCGTCCCAAGTAACTAACATACCCTCCATCAAATTATCCTGTACGTACTGGGCAATGCGCTTATCATCTGTGCTATCTGATGCTGGGGCCACCTCCCAGTGAGCAGTGCGGAGGGGTAACTCACAAGCCAACAGTGCGCCTTTTACCTGGCCGTCACTACGGCGCATCTTATCATAAACTATAAGCGCCTTTTCACCCTGTAGGTCAGTATTGTACTCCTCCCCAGTCATTATGCCTGAAAAGAATATAGTACCGGGGGCACCTAGCTCAACAGTGCTGGGCTTTGTGTCCACTAACCTAAACGGATTCTTGAAACGCAACCTACCTACATCTGTTAGCTTAATCGCCATCTTAAAACTCCTTACCTCTTATACCCTTAAAGCCAACGGGGCTAGATTCTAGCGTATCCATGTCCGACATATCCAGCACGCCCAGTTGTTCTTTTAGTGCCTCGACCATCATCATGCCTGTAGCAATAATAACATCATTGCGACGCTTGCCAGCATGGTCAAGTCGCCATCCCGCCATTGTCTGTTTTATCAAGGTATTCCGTAACTCAGCGTCCAGCACAGGCTCATTATAGCTCACAATGCGCTTGGAACGCAACATGCTTACAAAGATTTGACTGAGGTGCTGCATGTCCGTTGAAAAGTTGAAGGGCACTATAGCTGTACCAAACTTGCCTTTAAGGCGCTGGATGACATACTCCATTTGCCAAGGGTCAATCACCACTTTACGAGCCTTGAAATGCATGATACAATCCTGTATATCCTGCTCCACCTCATCAATAGGCACATGCTCCTCAGGGGTGCCCTGCCATAGGCGTATGTTATCAATATAGATATTCTGGTCAACGGGGTCAAAGTGCCCTACTACCCTGGCCGTGCGGTCATGAGACAGGCCCAAGTCACTTGCCACAATGTAATTGACCAGTCTATCAGTAATAGGCATCGTCTGTAATAACCATGGACGAGCGTGTAGGCCATCTATATCGTCTTCGGTAACAAACTGGCTACTTGAGCTAACCCAACGATTTTCATGTAACCGGGCAAACACATCAGGTGGCAAGCGGCGACGCTGATTGTCAATATACTCCTCCGTTATCCAGCTAGCAAGGTTCCTGTGGCTCCAAATCATAAACATGTGTGGGTCTTTCCGCCCCCGCCGCACCTCCACCTCAGGGTCACCAGTATCAAGTATAACCTCACCCTCCATGCCGTCACTATACAAGTCCCATAGTAGCCCGTTTTGCTGATAACCTGCGTATGTCACTATCACAATCAAGGGATTAGGACGTGTCGGTACTACAGTCAACTCATCGTAGAACCTACGGTCACCAAAGCCCCACAACTCATCAAAGATAGTCAGGTTAGGGTTAAGCCCTGCGGCACTTTCGTATTGATGAGCGATAACCCGTGCTGTGGTGCCCGTGCTATTGACCTCAATCCTGTCCTTAAGTAGCGCCGTGCCCTTCTTCAAGCTGGCATTGGCAGCAATGGAGCGTCGCATCTTGTTATAGATAATCATGCTACTCTGGTCTTTGGAGTTGGCGGCTATTATTATCTCGCCCAACAGGTCTTCAGTATAAAGGAAAAGCACACCTATGCCCGCCCCCAGTGCGCTTTTGCCGTTCTTCTTTGGCAGGCCGATTAAGGCCACGTTGTACCAACGGCGACCATCAGGGCGAAACGTCTCAAAAAGGGGCTTAAGTATCCACTCCGTTTGCCAAGGTTCCAGCACAATTAGCTTACGTGTCTCAGGTATAATGTACTGGTCTTGTAGGAACAGCACCTTATCGTTGGCGTACTGCGCCGCTCGCTCGTCGCTTATCGTCCCTTGGACCATAGGTCTAACCCCTCTACGCTATAAAATACAGGCTTGCCCAAGCTACGGGCGTGTGATATTTCGCTATCGGAACCCTCACTCATACCCGGTAAACGTAACAGGCAATCACAAACTGTGACCCACTCCAAAAATCTGCTCAACCAAGCCTCCTCGCTCAGTGGTGGCTCCATTATATTATGTATAAAGCCGTACACGTGTGGAACAAATGGATTGTAGCCTTTCCGAAGCAGCTCAACGGCTACGCCTATGGTCTCATAAACGTTTTGCATCTGCTCACTGGCAGATATGCCTGCCCGTCTTCCATAAGGGCCTGCTACATATACCTTAATCATGTCTCTTTTGCCTCCTGTATCCGTGAGGCTAAATCCCCCTTTTGTGGCACGTTCTTACCCATTCTTATCCTTGATTCAGGCGTTAGCCCTAGCTGTGAGCATAGCTTACTTACCTTGCTTACACCCGCCCAAAACTGATTAAGCAGTGGGGTAACAGCGCCCCGTGACTTGCCATCGGCATCGTCCTGAAACAGCCCGTGCTCATCTATGGCCTGGCTACAAATCTCCAGCACCGCTAGCGCCCTGGCTAACGTATCAACAATCCATTGGTCAGTCTTGGTTAGCGTAAGACCCTGTTCCTTGATAACTGTCTCCAGCTCAATGCGCTTGGCCTCAGTCATAGGCAACAGCTTGAACTTGCTATAGACGCCGTGTGTCATGGCGGGGGGCGGCTGCTTTTGTTCTTCAACCATTACTTCGCAGCTCCTTTATCATTTTATCCACCTGTAAATAAACCTCATCCAAGGGCACGCCCTCGTCATTGTCTATAGTGTAGTCAAACAGGTGATAGTCCAGCGCTCTTTCACTGTAATCATCAATCAATACCAAGGGCATGTTAGGGTATATCTCTTTCGCAAGGGCCAGCTGCTGTAGGCGACCCATGTACATGCGCACCATAGTAAATCCTAGCCGTCGCATCGCATCATACTCGGCTGGAAAGCGTACATCACTAACCACAATATCCTTACCGGGTATAATACCAGGCAGCACGTGCCGTATCCACACTTGGCTATCAAGCTCCCTCATACGCTCGCCTACCTGTATTAACAATAGCCTGTCCTTTTCGTACTTAACACGTGGGAACAGTTGAGCAGCTACCTCTTTCATCTTATGGGCAAAGGCTAGCTCCGTAAAGCCGTAAGTTTTCACTAGGCAGTCGGCTACTAGGCTCTTGCCTGATAACATTTTGCCTGATAGTGCTATGCGCATTCTAGTGGCCTCTCTCCAAACACAACATTAAACATAGGGCCAAAGAACCAAAAAGCCTCTTGTACCCCTGCCTCCTCATCAGCCAGCTCCTTATCTGGAAAAGGGTTAGCGTCCCATAAGTCTCGTAGGGTCGCTTCAGGTATCGTTACGCCTTCCTTGCGAGCAATCTCCACAAAGCGCTCAAATATCATTTTCATTAAGCACCTACCCTATGTTCCAGTATAATATCGGGTCTTTCAAATCGTCTATATGCTCGCATAACCAGCGCCATGCCTTGCGGTCATACCACTTGTCGCAGGTAAAGGGGCACGGGTAATTGTCGTCTGCATAATACTCTCTATCACCCAGCACAATCCGAAAGCGTAAGGGCTCAAAGCCTGCGGGCAGCAGCCCTGCAATACGCTTATGGACGATAGCATGTGGGTCAGCCTTGCTTCTACCATCTATCTCGCCCGATGTCATTCCAATGTAAACGCCTATAATATCATTGGCCTTTTTCAGCCCCATCAACATCCCGGCAAACATGGTGCCTGTAGCTACCACACACACGATTGTCCCTTTCAACAGTTTCGTTGGTAAGGTTGATGCCTCACCTGCCACTGAAAAGATAGATTCGCTTAACTGCCCGCCCATAGGCAACAGGTAGATACCTCGGTCTTGGCACTGTATTCTAGCCTTGTAGTACATCGGGTAAATACGGCTAGCTGGCATTGAGATTAACTCCGCACCAGCATTGGCAGCCTGCTGCTGAAAGTAGGGCACAATGTTACCTTGTGCCTTAAGCAGCCCGAAGAACACAGTACATTTCATGCCCAAGTCACGGCATAATTCAGCTACGCCCCAGCCCAAGCGGCTAGTTCTAGAGTCCAACACTGCTACGTGGCTTATCCCTCGGTCAATCAGCGCCCGCAAGTGTACCTCAATCCCTCGCAGCTTCGCATTGCCACCACCGTACTTCCCATTGTCCCATAAATCATCTCGCTTGACAAAAATGGCACGATTACTGGGCTGTAAAATATACCGCTCAATGAGTGTGTGCTTACGGCCAGGGGCACCATTCCAATAGCTGCCGATAAACTGGGCACAGGCGCAGCGCCCACAGAGCCTTTCATTTATATGCCCGTCTTGCCATGCCTGGCTACCGGGGCGGGCGGGCGTAACTATGTCATCATACTTGTCATCCTCATCAGGTGGCGTTGTCTTGCCACATATTTCGCAGGGCTGTAGGCGCTCCTCTACCATGTTAAACTCCTCTCGTTACTAGGGATGACGGGGCATAGGGTCTGTGCTCTGCTCCTCTACCAGCATGGTCATTGGCTCCAGCACCTTATAGACATAGTGCTTGCCGTTTTCAACCATCGTAAAGGTATCACCGGGGGCGTACTCGCAGTACAAGGTTACAGATAACCGCTCCATAATCTCCTTGGTCTTGGGGTCTACCACTGCCAACTGTATTTTATAGCCCATCTATGTCGCCCTCCTCCTTGTGCAATAAAGCCTTTAGTTCGCTCTCAAGTCGCTGTATCTTCTCCTTAAGCCATGTATACTCACTAATATAATAGGCAGCGCTTGCATGAACATTTGCCCAATGAATATTCCAATCATCAGGAGGCTTGCCTTCCCAGTCTGACATAATACTTTCAAGATGAATGCCTGCCCCTCGCTCACTTTCAGTGGCAGTATCCTCTGAGGATAAAAGTGTACCTAATTTTTCGTTATAATCCATCTATATCGCCTTCTTCCTTGATTTTCTCATCCTCATAGGGCGCTAGCACCCTGCGATAATACTCCAGTTTAACAGCCTCCAGCACTTTCAGCGCCTCGGCCTTTATGGTAAAAGGGCCTTTGGCATACAGGGCCACGAGCAGGCGAAAGATAGTGTACACAACCAAGCCGCTGTCGTGTTCGTTGTTGCGCCATGCCAGTAGTGTCCCTACCAATGGGGCAAGGGGCTTGTCAATTATTCTACGTAGCGTTTTGGTGATATAGGGCATCTAGCCTCCTAGTGCTTTAAGGTTACTGATAGCCTACCTGCTACGAAGCAGGCTACGAAATAACCGAATAGGCCCAGTGCTGCTATTAGTGGTGTCATGCGTCCTCCAGTCATAAAAGTTTAGGCACTAATCCAAGGGCTCTGACTTTTCTTTGTTCTTTCCTCAAGGGCTTTGGCTACTTTATCCATTTCGTCTATTGCTTTGGCAGCAGTAACTTCCTCCACAACAACATGAACTAAGCCAAATGCACCTTTACGCTCTAACTCTATTTTAACCATTCTTAAGCTCCTTCCCCTCAATAATCAATCCAAGGGCTGCTGCGTCTTCTTTTAATTTAGTCATGGCGTCGGCTGTGACCTGATGCATACTCCAAGCCAATGCCTTAAAGGGTGCCATCAATTGTTCCCATAAAGTCCGTATCTCCTCGTCTGTCATGCGTCCTCCAGTCCAAAGCTATACCTGAAAAATCTGCCCGTTAGCACAGGCACAATATAATAGGCAGGGTCAGTGCCACGTGAGGCAGTCTTTTGGTACACGTCATTAGCTATATGGATACCGGGTAGATGGATATGCCATAGCCGCCCTCGCCTACGCTCCTCGTTACGTACCACAACATCTATCAAGGGCTTAATCAGCTTTAGCCGCAGGTTGATATAAAAGCGACAATGATACTCATGACGATAATCCCATAGCCACAGTTGAAAGTAACATTTCCACAGTCTAAAGGTAAATTCCATCTAGTGCCTCCTTACCAGGCCAATTTTTTACTGGCAAATATAAAAGGCCTCCCGCCCCTAGTTACCAGGGACGGCCCTCACAATCTACAGCGCACGCTTGGCAAAACTTTTTGTGCGTAGCTGCCACCCATTACGTTAAGGTTATCCGATGCTGGCCGCCGCTGACTTACCAAAAACATATCAGAGGCGAACGAGGAGGGGCTATATACAGCTTTCATTAGTTAGCTCGCTCCAGCAGGTTGTGTGCCACTAGGGTAGTATAACACTGCTGGCAGATATCCTTGCCCAAGCAAGGTGCGTAGCCAACTTCATCAGCATTTCCACACAGGCCACATACACCTTGATGCCATGTGCTTTCCTTACACTCCTCATGGGTGCTTGCTGGCTTGCTTATGCCATGTAACAACCCTACCGGGGGGCTAATCTCTAGCTGAACCACAGTAGAAGTATCCCCCATAGTAATCAAAGCATCCCGTGCCTCAACGGGTATAGGCCGGGTAAGAAGCGTCGCCAATGTTCCAAGCAGTACCTTTGCCGCATCATAGGGCATCTTAATCAACACACGCTTGCCGTCCTCTTCTTCAAAGTATTCTATGTCCAGCATCATTGCCCTCCTTACTATTCCTTGGGTGCAGGCCCCTTAACATCACGCAGCCCTATTGGCATAATGTACTCAATGCCAGCATCAGTCACACCCATCACAAGCTGCCCACACTCGCCCTCCTTGCCCAGTACCTCCCGTGACCAATCATCATCAGATAACATGGTAGGGCCACCCCAAACATCAGAAGCCTTAAAGAATTGGTGGTAGTGACCACACGCTATATAATCAAACTGCTTGGGCATACTGCGATGCCAGCGCTCGGACTTGGCAGCAAAAGCATTGTAAGGGCTGCCGCCACCGGGTGACGTTTGGTCGCCATGCACCAGCAACCAATCAAGGTTACGAACACGGGCATAGTTGTACCATTTGATTGTCTCAATGTTGAACTTCACGCTACGCTGAACAAGGCCACTTAAGCCATACTGCCAGCCCAGGTAGACCACAGTATCCCAGTTAGCAGCTTGACTAGGCCCCCACTTATTAATGTCACCATGATTGCCTTTAACGCAGCTAATCTCAATCTCCTCAAACACAGGCAACAGGCGCATGACCAACGTAACACATTCAGGAATTGCCAAGCCAAACACCTGCGTCAATACAGTATGCTCAAGCTCCTCAAGCGTTATGTTACGCCCTACGTTCTCGCCTACTACAAAATCACCAAGGGCAAAGATGTGAAGCTTGTATATAGTGTAGTAGTTCTGTCGCAGTGCGTGGGCCATCCATCCTAACCGGGTAGCTAGCACTTGCATACGATGGCGAAATACCTGCTCATTGTAACTCGCTGTCAAGCGCCCGGGGTGTAAATCTGTCAGCCAAAGTATCATGTCCATGTTTTTCCCCACGTCCTTGATTAGAGGGGGCTTAATATCGATTGTAGGGGCTGTCATGTTGTCTAGCAGCTTCTCACAGTATTGCCGAACTTGGTCGAGCGCTAGGCTAATCTGGCCCTTGGGCTTGGGGCGACGTAGGCCAAGCTGGTAGCCCCATCGATATAGGGTGCCCTCGGGGCGTTTCCAAGTGCGCTTCATGTCCTCTATAGTCACATCAGCGTTAATATATTGGTCAATAAAGCGGGCTTGGTCTTCTGCTGATAATGGAATGTTGCTCATTTAGTATGCTCCAGTACACGGCGGATTTTCTTTGTCTCGTAGCGGTTAAAGCAGACAACATCAAGGGGTATTTGCCCCAGCTCATTGGCAGGCAAGGTTACTTTGATAGTTAGCTCATCCGCATCATTTACATGCGCCTCGAGGGTAGCCTCGCTCATCTCCGTTACCTCAATGGTGCTGTGGCTCGTAACAATAACCAGTAATTTCTGCCTCTTCATTTGATTAGCCTCATAACCATACAATAATAGCTAATGCTATAAGCAAAGCAGCACGCACCCATTCCAATAGATTAATTACCCTCACTCGCCTGCTCATACTAAATCAACTCTCCAAGGTTGTCGCCTGTCTTACATTTTACCATAAGTGGCACAGGGAAGTCCAATCCCTCCATTGCCACCTGTAGTTTGGGCGTTAAATCGTCCAATAAGTCTATAGGTATATCAAAAATAAGCTCGTCGTGTATGTTCATGATAGGTATCCAAACTTTAGCTGCTGCTATTATAGATAGCTTAAAGATGCCCCCGGCAGTGCTTGCTATAGGGAAGTTTATAGCCTCCCTCATAGCACTGGCAAATACACGAGGATTCCTGCTATTGACATTAGGCAAATAGCGTCTTCTGCCATAGTAATCTTCCACATAACCCTCGCACTGGGCAAAGGCTTTTGTCTCCTCGTGGTAATCCCCTAGACGTGGGAACTTGATAAAGTAGCTATCAATCAAGCCCTGGCACTCCTGGATGGACGGCGGCGTGCCCATCTTTTCAAGGTCAAACTCCCCCATTGGAGCATTAAGGTAAATGTGAAGGCTCTTCGCAGTGCCACCATATATGGTCAGGTAGCTAGCAGATTTGATAATGTGCCTATGCATAGGGCTAGCATCACCAAACAGCTTAATTGCCATATAATCATGAATGTCATCACCTCTAGCAAAGGCCTCCAGTAGCTCAGGGTCATTGGCAATCACGGCCAGAACACGCATATCCACTTGACTGTAATCAATACCTAGTAACTTGTTACCTGGCCGGGCAACAAAGGGCCTACGAGCAGCGTACATATATGGCAGATTTTGTAGATTAGGCTCGCTCGAGGATAAGCGCCCAGTAACAACCCTTGTCTGATTCCAGTTAGTATGTATAATGTCATCCGCATCAGCCAGCTCCAAACAAGCGTCCGCATACGTGCTAATCAGCTTGTTAAGCTGCTTCCTGCGTAGAATAGGCGTAATAGATGGGTGCTGGTCTTGCATGCCTGTGAGGACTTCTTTACCTGTGATGTACTGCTTGGACTTGCGGGTCTTGGGTAGCCGTAACCCTTGGTCCACCAGCCAGTTGCCTAGCTTTTGAGCACTATTCAAAAAGTCAGGCATAAGGTCAAAATCATCAAGCAATTGGCGCTCTAGTACATCACGTTCCTCCACTAACTCACCCCTCCATTGGCGCACATATTCCAAATCACACTTTGTTCCAAGGCGCTCCATATCAGCTAACACAGGGATTAGCGGCTTTTCAATGGTTTCGTACACATAGCGCTCTTGCTCGTCCGCATTTTCGATTAAGTAGCGCCACAATCGCATTGTAGCGTCTGTGTCCTGGCTACAATACTGCGCTGTCTCCTCAAGTGGTACATCTTCCAATGTGCCGTCCTCAACCATGCTATCATAATCAGGGTGCGTTAAGTTTAGTTCCTGTGTTTCCAGTACCTTCAGCTTCAGATTGGGATATGCCATACAATAAGCAAGCACCTGTGTATCCTCAACCTCCTTGTACTGGCCCTTCCAGCCATTGTCTAATAATACCCGTAAATCATACTTGGCATTATGGAATAATAGTCGCTGGTCTTTTGAGTAAATATTCATCCATTTTATAAGGCTTTGAGGCGTATGATACGTGGCTGTCTCAGGCTTAAGGCTAATTGAGCCCCCTAGTAGCTTGCCATAAAGCCCTACAGTTTCCGTATCAATACACACTAAACACTCACCAAGGGGTAAAGGCACAGAGGCGTCATTGTTGATAAGATAATGCCCTTTAACCTCCTCCAAGTAAGGCGTAGCTGGCAGGTTGATAAAATCATTAAGGATTAGCTGCTGCATAAAGGTGCTATCTTTCGCTCTTTTGGGGTCGTACATTATCACATAGGTGCGATTATTCTGCATAAGGGCCTTGCCATGATAGCGTACTAGCGAATAACCGGGTAACAACGCTTGCTGAGCTGCTTCACCTAGTATCATGACCCATGCAGGGTTATAGTACTCAAGCTCCGCTAATAGCCGGGGCTGGCATGACCGCCACATGAGCGCAGTTGGCACTTTACCAGTATCCACAGCACATTGACAGGCAAAGGTTAAGTAACAGTCGTCAAGGTCAATGTCTGCTTGAGGCATTAGCGTATTCTGTAGAAACTTGCCCCTATAATCAGCAAAAGGGGTGCTATACCGCACAGTAGATGTGCTGGGGGCATTGAACACTAGCCAGATAGACGCTGTGGGCAGGCCAAAGCCGTCTATGCGCTGTCGCCCTCGTAGTTTACACTTCTTACAGTTAGGCTCCCCGTAGCCTAGCTCCTCAACTGCCTGTTTCTTTGCCATTATTTTGTTGGTATCATCCTTTACAGTGCTAGGGTATTGAGTACCTGCATCTAGTATCTAGATATTATTTATAAATATATACACTACTTCTGAATTTTACGCCTAGCCCTTTTTGCTCTTTGTGCCTAATGCCACTTTCTATGCCACTCTTATGCCATTCTTATGCCACCTGTTATGCCACTTTCTATGCCACTTTTCTGTGCCTAGCTGCTACCTTTTTTGTAAGTAGGCACAAATGAGAATAAATCAGTATGGTGCGCCTTATGAGGGCTGCCGTTCACTGGATTAATGCCCTGCCGAAGCTCCTCTAGCCAATGCCCTAGACAACGCTTTTGGTCATCTGGATTTAAGGGGCAATCCGTATACCCCGCCGCACGTAGTTTTTCTGCACAACCAATCTCACAGCCCTTATACAAGGCACACTCGTGCTTGCCAACATCAATCTCTTCTCCACATGTCTCACAATGCGTTACTCTGCTTACCATTTAGCCTCCTGTTATGCCACTTTTTTGTGTCTAGACCTTGCCTTTTTTATGTAGGACTATTATTTCTCTAGCACCTATCACTAGTCCCGCCCCATTTAGAAAAATAACTGGTATTAATTGAAGCAGTATTCCATAGGCCAGAAATAAGGCGCAGCCAATGAGCAATAACCATTTGATACGCAATATATTTCGCTCAAGCATTGCTAGTATGATACATACTCCCGCCACTAGCCCAAGCGCTGTTATCCCCATTGCTAGCCTCCTGTAATATCAGTCAACCGGGGCACGTAACCAAGCTCCTTGCTCAATGCCTCCAGCCGCCTCTTATCCTCGCCCCTTGGTTGCCGCAGCCCGTGTGACCATCTATTAAGTGTCGATTGATTGACCTTTAATCGCTTAAGCGCCTCGTCTTGCCCCAACTCCTTGACCACGTGTTTCGCCATAGGCATTGTGTAAAGCGCTGTAGTGGGGCGTAGCCGTGTCGTTTCATGGTCATATTGTAGTATAAACTCATCGCCCACACGCACAGCGCCCTTTCTGCTACGGACGCCCTTGGTAGCAATGACACGTCGCCTGTCGCTTTTGCCCGTTGGCTTGGCAATGTAGAATACGAAATTGGCATCATCGATTAGCGACGAGCCACCTTTTGGGTGTCCCGGTATTATCTCCATGTCCTTGTTATAATTGACGTGTCCCTCGTGATGTATCAATATGATTAAAAGGTTGTACTTGCGGGCCAGATAGCGGTTAATTTTGACAACCTCTTTCATCTCCGCTTCTTTGATGATATCTCGCCCCGTTATTTTGCCTAGATTATCCTCCCAAAGCACATGAGGCTTGAACTTGGTAATCCAGTGCTCCAGGCGAGCCATGTAACGCTTTTCCATAATATCAAAGAACTTGCCCTCCAGATGCCACACCTTGAAATTAGGCCAGTAGCGCTTATTCTCCTTGCCTATAGCACGCCTTACAGAATCATGTGTCTCACCCCTGCGGTTCTCACAGTCCAGGTACAGCACACGTAAGGGCTCGGCCACCTCCCAATCCTCCATGCCCCAAAAGGGCAGGCCCACTACTAGGTCAGCCGTGCCGCTTGTTGCCAAGCTCGATTTGCCTATGCCCGTAGTGCCAAAGATAAGCCCCACATCCCCCGGCCAAGCTATACCTTCAATAAGGGCGGGTGGCATTTCCTCCTGATTAAATTCCTCCTCCCCGCCCATAACATCGTCCTCCTCCTCCAAGGGCGTGATTGATAATACCCCGCCCCCCCTTGCGTCATAGTCAGCTAGCCACTTTGTCACATAATCGGGTAGTGGGTAGCCCGGTATAGTTATCGCATAGTCACGTAGTTCCCTGAAAGTGCCAGTGCGGCTTTGACCTGTCTCATCCCCGCAACCAAAGCAAATGAATGCTCCTGATTGTGTGTTACAATAGAGGCTTTTGCCGTGTGCCTCACGCTCATGCCATGCGTGCCAAGGGCACGATATACCAGCTTCCCAGCCTGCCTTTGAGCCGTCCCGTATCACCTTAACATCAGGCATCCAGCCCAAGTATTCCATCATCCAAGCCTCGTAATCCACCTCGGCAGGCTCCTCGTAAAGCTGTTCCCAGTAGCGGCCCGGCGTATCCGGGACGTGCGACAAGTGGTTGTTATCGCCCCCCAGACCAAACTCGTAGAGGCACTTGTCAATCGTGACCAGCACAGGGTTATGTTCAGCCACAGTGAGGGGCACAATGGTATTGGAACGTAGCATCACGTGCCAGCCCCGTGCACTTTTGTAGATACAAGCGCCCGGCGGGTAGGCCCCCTTGCGCTTGAACCAGTCAAATGCCTCCTTGGTATCAAGGTCAAGGCTAAACAGGTTGTGCTGGAGCACTAGGGATATGCCCCAAGGCGGCTTGCGGAAGGCTTTACAGGGTAGCTTGAACCAAGCGTCAAGCTGTTCTGCTGTGGGCATGGCCCCTTGGTTATACTCTGCCCATGTGACCATAGGTTTCTTGGTCTCCATGATGGGAATAACTGGAACTCGCCAGATTTCAGTGTAGAATTTGACGAAATCCATGCGAGTCCAGTTACTTGTGTCAATAGGTTTCAAGCGTTACTCCGTAGGTACTATTCTACCCGGTAATAGTTGCGCTTGGTCTCTGGATTAAGCTCCTCGACGATGCGCAGGGCAACGGGCAGGTATTGCTTGGGCATTTGCTGTATAGCGGCAACAACCTGGGCCGCCCCGCTGGTGACGACGCACAGCTTGCCCTTCCACTCAATCTGCATGGCTAGGAACTTGCTGCCTTCTTCACCCATCTTGCTCGGCAACACGGCAAAGTCAATCAGCTTTATGTCATCACCCAGTATATCCACGCTTTTGACCCGTTCGCCCTCAAACTGCTCCCCGGCGCTGGTATCTACGTAGTCAGTCAACCTTTTGATTTCCTCTGGCTTGCTTACCTGTTCACCTGGCTTTGGCATTTGTCTCCTCCTTCATTAAACTTTTATAGCGGGCAAGCATTTCCTCGTACCTGTCCGCAGGTGCCCATATTCTTGTTATCTGTTCAGGTGCCTTTTCACTCCAGCCTGTTCCTTTTACCTTTACTGCCTGCTGCCTAGCTATACGGGCCTGTTCCATTTCAGTCCACTCGGCCATCCATTCAGCCAGGCTTTGTCCTCGGTCAGGCGGGTAATCACTTTGTTCCATAGGGCTTTATTATAGCACAGTGGATATATATCTTACAACTGTCCGAACGTCAGGTAATTGAGCTTGAAATCGGGCAAGTGTAATAAGGTCTGCCAGTTTATGAGGGTCACTCAGTAGCGTTAAAAACATTGCCAGACGACCTACAAGGAAGTGGCAACCCCGGCACAGGTCAACAGTTAGCTCCTCATCTATGCTCTTGGTTACTACGTGATGGTTTTGCATGTACTTTGCGGGCGTCCTATCACATATCCAGCATCGTTTCATTGAGTTATCCTTTTAGTATAGACCTGTTTCCATACATCGTCGTGTAAGCGCCTTATTTCATCCCAATTACCAGGCAAGTCTGCCTCTGTAAACTCTTTGCCTAGTATCCTATGAGCACGCATTATTGAGCGAATTAAGTCGTCCCAAGCCATTATAAGCGCTCCAGGTTAAACTTACCGTATAGCCTGTCTAGCTGCCGCTTTGGGTCTTTAACTTTCATCAAGGAATATACCGCTCGCATGTGCCTGAATATCTCAAGCTCTGTGAATAAGTCCTTGCCGGGGTGTACAGTTAGATGTCCTGTTTGCTTGCTCAAGTGGCAGATATAAGCCATAACCAGGGGCTTGTCTGGATTAAGCTCTACCCACATGGCCCAATATGCTGATAATTGATACCACATTTCCTCGTAGATGCCCTTACTCGTCTTTATATCTACCAGCCACAGCTCCCCGCTAGGTGCCATGGCTACACAATCAAGCATCCCGCCACACTGCATAATCTCGCTGGTCATAGAGTACTCTACAGCGATTGCCTTCAGGCCCTCTTTTTTCCACCAAGCAGTAAATTCAGAAAAGGCGAACTCGGCCTGTTTGATATTGGCTGTGCTATATTCTGCCAAATCAGGCTTTTCGTTTTTCAGGAAACACTCAACAAGTAAGTGTGCTATAGTGCCAATGTCCGCTGCCTTGTCCGTCACCTTGCGATAGTCCTCGCCGTGCATGCCCAAGTTCCAAGCCCAGGGTATGAGTGCGGGCTTGTTGATTAGACCCAAGATGGTTGTTACCCCCGGCACGATTTTGTTATCCTTGTTGCGATAGCGGATGTGTGCTTTGGTTGTCATTGGTTTGGCCTCCTTTCTTTGGCTAATTCTTCTAGCGTCATTAGAGTGGGCGCAGGTAGCACTAACCCGATTTTTGCTGCTCGCTCACTTTCTACTGTGCGTTTGAGCTTGGCTGCGGACATGGCAACGCCATTGCGGATTAGTGTGTGCTTGGCTCGCTCTCGGTCTTTACGCTTTGACATGTTAAATTCTATTCTAGCATAATTGCTGAGAATAAGCAAAACGCCCAGCAGCTTTATACTGCTGAGCGCTTGCTTGGTAGTTACCGGGTGCCCTAGTCTTGATTTTCTGCCTCCACTGATTCAACAATGGCGGCGGGTATTACGGGCTTGTCGGTTCCTGCTATCAGGGCAATGGCTTCTTCCTCTTCTCCAGGTACAACGGGCTCAGCTGGCTCGGCGGATGCGGCTTTGACCTTTTTGGCTTTCTTGGTTACCTTTTGAGCTTTGGCCGTCCTGGATAGATTGCCCTTTCCTTCGGGAGCAGGGCCGGGGGCTGCCTCGGTTGCAGCCTTGGTCGCTGGTTTTGGTGCTGGCTTTGGTGCCGGGGTAACAGCCTCCTTGGGCTTGGCTTTCAGGTTAGCCATGTGCGCCTCAACGGCGGGCAGTATGATTTCGCTCCACTTGTAGCCAAGCTCCAGTCGCTTTTTATTAAGCACCTCCCAGTCAGGTCGTGGCACTTGAGCCTGTAGCCATGTCAGGTCTGGCATGTGTCTTCCTCCTTTCCTTTTTTATTTTTGGCTCGTGACACTTCCAGCACGTGTCGCTAGTGCCTTTGTTCCACTTGTCACAGTTACATTGCCAAGCGTGGCCTAGGTCAGTCGTTGCTGTCATGTTATGGTCTCCTTCCGAGGCACTTTGCACGTGGCCCCTCACAACCATCACAAGGGCTTTTTGTTGTTTCACGTATTATGCCCATTACTAGCATTCCACCAAGTAGGCAGGTTTTGGGCACGTAGCCTTGCCCTTTTGCCATTTTTAGTTCTATATCGTCCTCATCCGCCGTATCCTGCCCAAAGTAATGTGGTTTCATTGCCACCTCCTTACTTTTCATCTATTACTGTGCCCTCAATCACCTCCTTCTGCCCGGTAGTCAGTAACGGCCTGTTAGGCAGTTGTGTCAATGGGTCGTGTGCCTCGTGCTCGGCATGAAATTCCTTGGCCTGTATGTGGCGATAAACTTTTACTGTGATGCCTACGTCGGCATGTCCCAGTATCTTGCTGATAACCTCTAACTTGGCCCCGTGCTCCAGTGTGCGGGTAGCAAAATAATGGCGTAGCTGGTGCGGGTGTATGTGCCTAATGCCTAGCCGTTTGCAGGCCAGCGCTAGCGAGTCACGGAAGCCACCGCTGTCCCAGTAGCCCGTCTTGGTATTGCCTGGGAAGAGGTAAGGCGAATCTGTTGGGTGTGTGTCCATAAAGGCCTCAAGTAGCCCTGCCACGTAGCCACTAATGGGCACAGTGCGTTCCTTGTTACCTTTGCCCAGTACAGTCACCTCATGCTGCTCCAGGTTGATTAGGGGCCGCCTCATGCTACAGGCTTCCTCTATTCGTAGCCCTGTGTTGATTAGCAGAAACAGCATTGTCTTAAACTTTTGCTCATGCCTATCTTGCTTAAGTTTCATGCCAAACAGTTTCATGATAGCATCGTCGCTAGGGCACTCAATCTCCCTGCGTGGCTCCTTTATCAGTGTCATTTTGCTGGTCGGGTTCATACTCCACAGGCCTCGCTCAAACAGATATTTGAATAAGGATTTGAGCGATTTTTGCTGGCTACTTACACGGGCGGGGCTAACAGTATCTAGCCGCTTTGCTGCCCAGGCTTCCAAGGTTAGGGGTGTGGGGTGCGGGTCAACTGCTAGGTATTGCCGCACGTCCCTCTCGTATAAGTGTATGGTGCGCTCGCTTCTGCCTATGCCCTTCATCCAAGCTACCCATAGCCCTACGCTATCAAGCGGGTCAGGCAGTTCTACGTCGCCGTTGCCGTCTACGTCTAACCCTTGCTGCTGTGCTAGCTGGTGAATAAGTGCCTCGGCCATTTTCTTGTTGGCCGGGGTTAGCTGGTCAATAACCTGTTCCAGTTTCATCAAATACCTCCTATCTGTTCAATTAGGTGCCCCATTAGCTTGTCCAGCACAGATTTTGTAGTAATGTGCTTTGGGTTCATTTTAACAAGTATCTGCTTATTTGTAAAGCGTATGGAGCTTGAGATGTCCATTTTGGCATCGAGCTTTACTACTACCTTTATATTGCCCGCTGCCTCCTGTAGCTTTCCCTGTATTGATTGGATTGTTATGTCTGCCATTATGCCTCCTCCTCTTCCTCCTCCTCTTCCTCTGCCTCAGGGATTATTGTGTCACAAAAAGGGCAACGATTATTCATTATCTCATTTTGGTTAATGTGAATATCGCACTCAGGGCAATAATACTCAAGATTTGTGTCCGTCATTGGCACCTCCTTTTATAGTGTAGCTATTTAAGTGCTTTCATCTGCTCGCATCGTTCTCTGGCCAAGCTTTTGGGCTTTTCAAGCTCTCCACTCAAAATCTTCATATAGCAACTATGGCAAGTGTTGTGTCTAAAGGCTCGGTTTATTTGACCTGCGTGGAGTTCCCTTTTACAGTAGTAGCATTTCATTTCTTTCCCTCCTTACTAAATTCCTCATCGCAGCCCCCCGCCGCATCCGCCCTTTATACTAAATGCTATTGGCTCGGTCGCCCTGGCAACACGATGGCCTTTTCAGCTTTTTACTTTTCTCGTGTGGCAGGCGGCAAGGGGCTGGTATCAGGAAGTTAGTTGAATAAGCCAGCGCCCGGCATATTCGCCGGGCCTAGCCCTGCTCCCTTGGCACCCTGTCTATTCCCAAGGTCCCTCTTAATGCCTCGGTAGTGTCCTACGATGTGTCCCCAGGCGGGGTTTTGGTGGTTTTGGGGGGCTTCTTCTGGCCTTGCCCCGGGGCTGCGGTTTTTATCTTTTTTGTACCTCCTTGCCTTAAAAAACCATCTTACTACACTTGATAATCAGGTGTCCAATCCAATGTAAACAAATTAGGCTAGGTATCATATAAGTGTAGGAGCGGGCTACTATCTACATAACCCGCTCCTCGTTGTGCTTCCAATATCGTTGATTATCTGCTGTTTTCAGAGGTGTCTGAAACTATTTTAATATTGTATTAAACGAGTGCTCACAAACTTTATAACGGCGGGCGTTACTGCGTTGCCTACCATGCTATAGCGCTGGGACATGGATATTGGAATAACTTGCTCGGTAGTCTCTCGCCCCATTAAAGCCCCCTAGTCCACAATAGAGGTCAACGAACTTTAACATGTTGTTTACTCCTGTGTGCCAGTGTGTTTCCACACGCCAAGCATTTTGCGTCCCAGCCCTGCTCGTCCTCATTCCAGTAGTAGCCGTGATTACCACAAACAGGGCAACTTATAAGCTCTGCTGGGTGCTGAGTTGTGACTGCTAGTGGCTCGATGCGTGCCCCCAGTGTTCGTCCAAGTCCGGTTCTATTAGGTCTATGGCGTTTAGCCATGTCGCCACGCCTCCAGCCGCCCTTGAGCAATGTCATAATAGTCCTTATTGGCCTCAGTGCCAATACAGTCTATGTCAAGCTCGGCGGCGGCCAAACAAGCTGTGCCTGAGCCAAGGAAGGGGTCAAGGACTGTGCCGCCGGGGGGCGTGATTAACTTAATCATTTGCTTGAATAGACGGATGGGCTTGACTGTTGGGTGCTTGTTGGCCTCACCTCGCTCACTTTTGGTCGCCTTTGGTATGATAAAGAAACGAGTATAAGCACCTAATAGTCCATCTTGTGGAGGCTCATCTGTACGGTCTATTTTAGGATTTTGCCCAGTGATAAAGGAAGTTCCCCCTTTTCTCTGACTTAAACTTGTTATGTGACCTGTTTTATGCACCACTGCTATGTGAACATTTCCAAGGAATTCGTCAGGCTCACTATCAACTTGGACATTGGCTGGGAAACGTCCCTTGGGGTCACCTTCCCAAGCATCACCCTCACTACCTGGCACTTGCCCCTTGCTATAAGAGCGCTGTTTTGTTAAATCTCGTCGTGGAATAGATTTACGTAGTTGTTGGTCGTACTCAGCCTGTCGATTTTTACTTGACCCCAATAGACTTGTGCCTGTGCCCGTCGGCTTATCACTTGTTGGTTTCGTACCTGTAGGTCTTGGTAGTGTAGAGACACGGCACCCATCAATGTTCAAGGCACCCGTGCCCCACTTCTCCACGTTCTCGCAGTAAGTACCTTCTAGGGGCTTTTGGGTGAGCACGATTGGCTCCCATGCTGGCTTTAGTGCCGTGCCCCAGCCCTGCCGCTGTTTTGCTAGGTCTGTTGCAGGCTCAGTTATTAGAATAGGCTCATGTTCTTGTCCCACATCAAATGCTCGGTCAAACGCCTTTCCACTTTTAACCTGACTTTTAGGTCGGTCAGTAGAGCTTATTCCAAGAACCTTACGCTTCGCTCCTGCCTTTTTATCAAAGCCCTTACTTATATCATAGTTCTTCGGAAAGCCACTAGCGTACACCCAGCACAAGCAGTCTCGTATAATAAAGCCCGCATCCTCCAGCCCGGCCATTAGCCTATGATGTGTCCGTGTGCCGCCCATGACCAGCATATAAGCACCGGGCTTTAAGATACGGATTGCCTCCAGTGCCCATTGCCTTGTCCACTCTTGGTAAACCAATAGCTCCAATTGCTTCTTGTCAGTAACATCCACCCGCCGCATTTTTTCAACTGTCGTAAGATGGGAAAAGCGGCGAAAGTTGAGCACCTCACGAGGCAACCGCACGGCAAAAGTATCCCACTCACTGCTCATAAATTCTAGGCCATAGGGCGGGTCAGTTACGACGGCGGCGATGCTGTTGGCTTCTTGTTGGCGCATCCAGTCTACGCAGTTAGCGTTGACTATTTGTTGGTCAGTCATGTCGCCTCCTCTTTGGATACTTGAGCGAGCTATATTGTGAGCAGTTGTTCTTGGAATGGCACTTTAGCCCCGCCCGCCGCCCATATCTACACTTTGGTATAAATCTAGGGTATCCGCTCCCCCAGTAGCCTATATGGGCTACAACGTAAGCATCGCACATTTCAATTTCAGGTGTGTCTGTCATTGTGCCTCCTTGGCCGTTTGCTGTATATCATAATTTAACCAAACACTCTCAATGCGATAAGGCAATGTCGTTTTTTTGCTACTACGTGCCCTTGTTACGGCTATACTCCGGTCAATACGTTGCCAGCCTGCTTGCTCTAGAGGTAAATATATCTCATGTGCATATCCAGATACTAATGCCTTACCTTGCAAACGTAAAAGGCAATTTACAAAGTGTTGATGCTCATCATCTGTCATCTCATATTTATAATTTAGTCCTGAGCGTAGGCTTAATATATAGGGCGGGTCACAGTAAAAAAATGTATCCCGTGAATCCCAGATTGATAAACAGTGGTCGAAAGGCACACAATCAAGTTGCACATGACGGAGTCGTTGGGCAAACTGGTTGAGTTCGTCTTGTATGCGTAACCATCTGGATGCTAGGTAATCTCGCTTTGGGTCTTTGTTCCTTGCCCAGCCTGCACCATAGCCGCCCGCAAAACTTTGACGGTTGATAATATACCATTTACGTAGAAGCTCAATCTCATCTAGCGTCTGTCGCCAAGTTGCGAGCGCATTATAATACTCTATCCTACTATAGGGCGTCAATGCAATAGCATCTTTGAATGCTTTCATTTTTATTGGAGTACGTAACATTTCAAAAAACTTAATCAAAGTATGGTCAATATCATTTAATACCTCCACCTTTGCAGGTGCTTTTGCAAAAAACAAGGAAGCGCCTCCTGCGAAAGGCTCCACATATACTGAGTGATGTGGAATTAGTGATAAGAGGTATTTTTTCATTTGAGCACCACCTTTCCCTCCTGCCCGAATAATTGGTGACCGTAGCTTTGACATTATGCCTCCTTGGCCGCTCGCTGGCACTTTTTGCTCTAGCTGGCATATCCTAGCATAAAGCACCCCAAAAGTCCAGCCTCCATGCCTAATTCCTGTGTATGTGCCTAGTATTAGTGATTTATCATCGGACAACGCTTAAGTTATCTGATACAAAAAATAAGGCTAAAAAGTGCCTAATTGGCACGCTTGTGGCCTAGGTTTTTAAGGCTACCATAGATGAATCTGTAATTATCCTGCATGGAATCTGAGCAAGGAATTTCCTGCTTTCGTACAAGGGCCAAGTAAATCTGGCAAGCGAGGCAAATGCCCTGTTGGCAAAAGAGCGCTTTTCTATAGAGGCACCATTTACCCTTCAAGCAACGCCCCCAGCAGCATAACAGTGGCGGCAATAAAGCCCGCTATGACCGTCATAAGCAGACTGAATATAACCCAAAATCCCCAGTTCAATTTGCCCTCAACAGCACTAACAGCCTTGTCAATGCTTTCCTGCTTATGCTTATAGTCCGTCATGTGGTTGTTCAAGGTAACGTCAAAATTGTTAAAGTAGCCCTCAACGTTACCCATACGAGTTGCTAGCTGCCCTATCTCTTCCTTAAGCTCATCCAGCTCAGTCATCCTTTTGCCCTTCCTCATACTTTGTGCCCCAGTATATATGTCCCGCAACGTACCAGGCCGTTACTACAAGCGCTGTAATCGCCAAGGAGGCAATCGGGTGCGCTGCCAAGTAGTCTAGTATGTTCTGCCAATGGTAGCCCAGCAGCCAGCCTACAAAAAGCAGTAGCATAATCGGCAGGTACTCAACCTTGTGCCATACGTCCCTGCTGAAAAATGTCCAAGGTTGACCTGTAGTGTGGCTATGCAGCCAGTAGTAAAGGCGTTTAATCGTATTAATTAGTCTCATTAGTGCAAATCCCACTCAATCCATTCGACCAGTGTGCATGTCCCATCATTCGCAGTGGTTGCTGTTACCTTGTAATACTCGCTTGGCAATACTACAAACATCAGGTTAAATCGTAGGTCTAATGCTTGCGCCTCCACACCTAACCCTTTAATGGCCGTGTCCTTGGAACCAGCTAGTCCCACTGAGACGGTCGGCGGGGTATCGCTATCAGAGTGCGCTTGGATATAGGCGTCATCCAGCAAGTCTCCGTCTGCGGCGCTTAACAGAACACGGACTGTAATGGATATGATGCGGATTTTGGTACTGTTCTGATAAATTGTAGCATCAATGGCCCGTGCGGGTTCGGCAAAGGAGGCGGCGGCTAGTTGCTCATGCCTCACAGACTCCCCAGCCGCTGCACTGGCCGCCAATCCAGTCAGACTAAATCCCCCCATTGGCTGGTCGGCAGCAAATGCGTTAGAACCGTCCTCAAGGATAGCAAGGTCAGCTACAGCTTTAAGGTATTCGAAGCTACCCGTCGCCCCCATGTAGTTGTTCCACTGAGCCGCCGTTATCAAATCACCTGTGCTAACATCTGCGCCTGCTGTCCATCCCATTAGCCCAGTAACTCCTCTTTATGGATTTTGTTCTCGGCCTTTAGCTGTACCAGCGTTTCGCCCGGTTGCCAATTACGATTTGCCAAGGGTCGCTGAATAAGTAGCATTTCGATTGCCTTGCGTATCCTCGGAAATACTGTCTGCCTATACCTGTGTCCATGCGCTGTGTTAAGGCAGGCTCGGCACATCATCCAGCCTTCCTCCCATACCTTTTCACACCCGCCACATTCACATTTTACCAGCCACTTGCCATGATTGATATATGCCTTAAGGGGTGGCCCCTCATCATAGCCTTGTTCACGGATAAGAAGGACACCCAGCTCAGGCACTATTACCAGTTGCCGATATGCCTCCCAGCTACCTATTGGCACATCTCCAGGGTAACGCATTCTATTAAAAAACATGTTTGCTGTTATCATTAGTAGCTTACCTTTGTAGTCTCGCCTATTTCAGAAAAGCCAGCAACGCCTATTGCCCAGTATTTTTGACTAGCGGCATCGCTCAACTCCCACTTGGTAGCCCACGCCCCTTCCCTTCGCACGTAATCGTGGCTAACGCCTTCTATGTGATAATCTTGGTCAATGCTTGCTTGGTTTAGCCTCACAGTTATTCGGGTGCTAACATCATAAGTAAATACCTTGGCAAACAGGTCACTCTTGTTCCGTTGTGGGTGTACTTGAAGCACCCGTGCTCGTAGCACGGGGTCTTTGAACCTAGACCTTAAGTATTGCGCCATAGCAAGCACTTCTGTATCGCCTGTCAACAGTAGCCCGGTACGTGGTAGTGTCCGCTTGCCATAGCTTGCTTGGCTAGTAGCATCTTCGGCGCTCTGCTGCGTGCCGCCACTTCTTGTCATGCGAACATCATTATACAGGAAATCGTCACCATACTTGGGTTCCAGCCCACTATACTCCATCTCGCTAACGTCATCACCAAAGGTTGCCTGGCTAGTAGTATAGGGGGATTTAAGGCGAGCATGTCGGTCGTGGAACTGCATATCACCATCCGGGGCAATAAACATTATCCCCAGCTCTGATTCCTGTACCTTGAACAAATGCGACTGCGCTTTTTCATCTGCCAGGGCACCCGTAGCTATCATATTGCTTATCCCTGCGTCCAAGTCCCTACCTATGTTTGCGGATTGTAAGTCCAGCGCATTATCAATTCTCGTGCCGCTTAACTCTTGGTCAAAACCTGCGCTGTTTATATCCAAGCGAGACATATTCTTGATGAGGCAAGCGCATTGGAGAGCTACTACAGGCACTTTGCCCGCCATGGCCAGCCAGCCAGGTGCCCATTCCTCGGCAAAACCTGTCCACAGGCTATACACTGTGCCTTCCCACACTACCTTAATGCGCATCTTCTTGGCAGGCTTCACGTAAGGGTAATAGCTTCCACCCGTGTTGTAGGGCCAATAGTTGCCATGACTGTTGTTCAGCACAAGAACAGCAGTGCCCGCCTCCATTCTGTCCAGCTCGTGTTGCCTGCCCCTGTGGGTGTGTAACTCCAACACGTCGTCGGTTATGTCCGTCCACGTGGGGCTAGCGTCAAAGGGGTCGCTTTCAAAGGCGACGGCGGCCTCTATTACTGGAAAAATGTAGTCGTCATAGGTAAATGGGTATGTGTAAGGGTATGGCACTAGAAAGGCACCTCCTCATCAGGTAAGGGCTCCAGGTTTCCAGTTTGTGGATTATGAACGGCATTATATTTGAACTCAAGCAATTTGATATTGGCACCCCTGGCCGCCATTGCCCGTTGCCATACGGCCTCGGCCTGTATCACTTCGTTATCCAATATCTTAAAGGCCCATGTTTCCTCTTGTGTTGGTTGAATCATTATATCCCCTCCGCCACTAATATCTGAGGAAGCACTATGGCTAGGGCCATACCCTTGATAGCCTGCTCCTGCGCCGAAGTGAGTGATATTGCCATGCCCTTTCTGCCAAGGACACCATGCTCGCAGGTCATCCCGTAATGAGCGGAGCATTCCACTGTTATGATATCTTCTTCCTCCTCAAATACCAGCTTTACTTCTACCGGGTTCTTGATTACCTTTGCCATTTTAATTCCTCCCTTGTGGTAAGGCTAATTCCATTCTGGACAAACGTTCTTCTAGGTTATCTATTTTGGCTCGGTTCTGTCTAATACCACCCCAGCCCAGATAGATGGCTTTCTGAAAGTTGAGCATATAGCCAGAGCCCGTATCTTTTGGTGCTATTACGCCGATTTCCTGTAAGGCTGGTAATTGACTTTTAACCATCAACATCACATCATCTAATGGTTTGCCGCCAAACTCATCAAACTCAGCATAAGCCAAATCACCAGCTACCTCACCAGCACCAGAGAGGGTCATAGCCAGATTTGCAGCACCAGCAGCAAAACTTGTCCACTTCCATATAACTTCCTCAGTTCCATTACCAATGTTAGAATGAATCACTTCCATTTGTGCAATCGTCTGTAATACTGGTGGTCCAGCATGGTCATACGCAAAGTATCTAATTATCCCAACTATTGAGTTAAGGTCAGGAGTAGTATGTTCTTGTTGAAATATCATACCTGGGCCGTGAGTGGCATTAGTTCCCTTTAGTAACAACCCCCTTGCACTGCCAGTAGTATTTACCTGAGCATCTCCACTCCCAGCATCAAAGGCCTGACCATTGAGGGTTAGTGTGCCAGCCAATGTCATAGCAGGCAGCTCATTGACCCAAGCGGGCAATCCACCAACGACCCCCAAAATACGGCTTGCTGTAATGCCCAGCCTGCCCAGTCCGCCTGTAGCCAGGGGCGCAATCACCATATCGCCCTTCGCTTGGCTCTCTAGCACGTGACGGTTTGTTGCGTTATCCTCAACGCTGGTTAGCTGTGTCCCTGCGTCCGTGTGCTTTAATTCTCCTGCCATAATCTACCTCCTTATGCTAGCCCCGTGGTCACGTTACGGGCTTTCAAGTGTAATAGTTCTTCCCTCACCATCACTGCCACACCACGCTCAGTCATTATACTGCCCTGCGCATATACATTCACTGTAATACCTCCGCCCCCGGCCCCCAAGAACCGCTCACCACCATGCGCTATAACAGGTATTGGCTTACCAATAGGTCCACGTACTATGCCACCATATTGGAGGCTGGGGGGCATGGGCGCTGGCGAAGGCGGCATGGGCGCTGGCAATTCGCCGCCCGCCCCTCGGGCCAACCATTCCTCATGCGTTGGCTGTCGATATTTCTTACCTGGCGGGGGCATGGGC